CGAAGACATTGCTGGAAAGAACCGGGACTGTCCCGGGAGGCACCACACCCCTTTCGTATTTACGGTGCCCCGACCCTGTTTGACCAGGCAGGTGGGCTTCAAGCCCAGAGAGAGGTACCACCTCTGAGGGAGTGTCCTATCGACACACAGACACGTCACGCATGAAACCACTGGGAAGACGAACCCAGTGGAGTGTAAACACGACCGGAAACCTATGGAGGAAGGAACGAACCGCTCCAAGTGAGGAATGAGAGTGCGAAACCTGAGTACCCGCGCTTTGGAACTACACAACTATAAACCCAGAACAGCATCGCTAAGCTTGGCAACCGGCCCTCTACCAGCATTGCCCAAAGGGGACACCATCGGCACGAAGTCGGCGTTACGCGTGCACATAGACCGGCCCTTTCCCGTTTCACCGGGTCCTAAAACCCTCCACGGAGGAGACAATTCAGCCTATGACTCTGTGCGCAACTCACAACCAAGGACCATTACCCCCCTGGATTCCACCTGCGTGGCAGGTACAGCCGTGGATTCCGGCAGAATTACGTGAGCGCCCCAACTTCTATCAGCTCCTACCAAGAGGCATTTCTGCATTGGCATATGGTGTTACGGCATGGACGGGGATGATCCCGTCACCACCCCACCGCTACGAAGAACTGGCAGTCTTCGTTCTAATCACCCGGGCTCTAGGACTCTGGACTAGCGTTCTAATACAACCATGGAGTTGGCAACAAGTCCTTTCTCGAGTAGCCTGAGCTCACCCTCACTCTTCTGCGAAACTTCCAAACCCGCAGAGACCGCCCGCACAACAAACTAGAGAAACAGAAGAAAGCTACACCATCAGTGCCCAACCGGCCTCCGCAGGGAGTTCCCCATCACTTTGGTTTAGGGCTGGTACACGTCATCTAGCTCACTTCCACCTGTCTAACCAGTTGGCTGTTGCTTCGTTGAAAGGCAAGTCCCAAGGATCCAACGCACCCGAGAAAGTCCTATCAATGGGCACTCCTACCCACGTACTCGGAATGGTTGTAACGCTGAAACTTCTCTCCAACTCAAGCTGTTTACAAATTGGAACACCCCATGATTTCTCAAAGAGGAGACGGGTATCGTCGGTGATATGTTCCTTTTTCACCGTGTAACCGGCACGCTGGAGCTCCAACCAGGCGCGCTGATACTCGAGATTTTCTCCCTCGAAAGACTTTGGCAGTCTCTCTTTGGTGAGTTTCTCGAGCATGGCGTGGGCGAAGGCCTGTAAAACAGGTACGCCCCGTGAAAGATGTGCCTCACAAAGCGCCACAGACTTCAGGATTTTGAGCCCACCACGCATTTCTGAGTAGTGTTGATGTCCTGAGAAAGAATGTGACATGACCTTGTATGGTTCCCGGATCATAGTCCACCGCCCCGCCGCAAAACAGGGTTTGGACTGCCCGAAGACAACTTCTTCCACGCTCTCAGCTACGTCGCCAATTTCCGCCTCATGTCCCATGGAAAGGAAGCTTTGAGTCAGCTCTCGCTGCCAGGGGTGTAGGTCTTTCTCCAGAACGAATATGACAGCATAGTCACCGTCTGCAAGAAAATCGAACTTTTTACCTACGAGCTTGGCCGTCGCCAACACAAGACAACACATGATCAGTGTGTTGCCCAACCCAGTGTTGAAGTCGCCCGACGCTCTACAGCCCCTGACACGGAATCTTACGCCATTTCTGAACTTGCCCGGAAACTCCCGCTGGTAAGACAGGAGCTTCATGAGTCTGGGCTCGCGCATAATGGAATCATATATTCCGTGCTCAACATCCAAATGTTCCATGACGACATGAGACTCAAAAGACTTGCAGTCCACCTCAAACGCCACAACCCCTGGCGCCGACTGCATTTTTCGTCTGATGAGAGCCGCCCTCT